CGACTGACGATTTAGTCCTAGCAGGGGCGGCTCAACTGGGAATCAACGAAGCGGCTCCGCTTGGGCGTTTGCATATCACTGACGCCTCGGCTATACCGTATCTGATCCTTGAAGGTGCGAACAACTCAGACAGCGTTTACGGTGATATTTATCTGACAGAAAATCTCGATAATGGAATTACTAACAGCTATGGGTTCCATGAGCGATACATCGGAAACTCTAATATGTTTCAGATTGTAGACCACGTTGTGAACACGCAAACGGTTCGACTTCAGATACAGCGCGGAACTGGGCAGACCCTCATAAATGACACGGCAAACGGTGACTCGACCTATGGCCTTACGATCAATCAAGGAGCCGCAGACGACCATATCTTGGCTTTCAAGAATAGCGACGTTGCTCACCCTTTCACTGGTAACTTCGAAGCCGATACATACGGCTTTATGAAGAAGGTTGTCAATGCTTCTGGTGGAATGAATATCTCGGGTGCTACGGAGCTTGGATATTTCGGGATAAACCTTAGAGGCTACGCCGGAGCCGCACCGAATGAGACTCATACGGCAAGTGGGTTAGCAATAGTTCACGTTGATGCGTTCATGACGGATGGAAGCACCGGAACCACCGCACCATCAGGAGACGATAATCTTTTCGCTGTAACAACTCTTGGATCAGCGGCAAAATTTATTGTGGATGCCACGGGGGACATCTGGTACGACGGAGCCTCAACCGCTTATGATAACGAGGATGACATCGGGCTTTTGCGAGCGATTCAGAAAGCGGTAGCACCAGATCAAGTGATTGCTCAGGAATGGGATTCATTCCTAACATCAAATGAAGACGACCTCGTGAAACTGGGAATCCTTGGGGGTAGAAGACAGGGAGTACCTGATGAGGATCGTGGTCTGGTATGTTTGACGAAACTAAGCCAACTCCTCACAGGAGGGGTAATGCAACTGTACGGTCAAGTCATGGAACGAGATAAGAGAATCGAAGCATTAGAGAATCGAATGCTAGCGTTGGGAGGCTGAAATGGCAGACAAGATATTATCTATAACGGACGGTACGATAACCAAACGAGTCACGCTAGATGACGATGCGTGGGATGACATGGTTCGACTGTATGCACGGTGGGGGAATACCCTTGCTGATACCGAAGCTGAATTGACTTTCACGGTGGAGAAACTCAACCGAGAGATAATCACTTTCGCTAACAAATACAAGGAAATCACGGGCGGAACTGGGGCAACGAAATATACAGCAGGGAGCGTTAGCTAGATGGATGACATCAAATTACCCGAAAGAGCAATCGAAACGATACGGAAATTATTCTATGAAAGACAAGTCGTAGAATCTAAGATTACTAATTATCTTCAAGGACTGATAGACAGCTATGGTCTTGAGGGGGACAATTGGTCACTCGATACGAATGAGATGGTTTTTCGACAATTAGAAGAATCCCCCAATGGAGTTGTGAAAGATGCCGTGGGAACAATTACAGGCGATTCTGAAGGAAAATCGTACGGTTAGATCAATCGAAGATAGGGAACCACCTGTTGCCTGTCCGATTGATGGAGCTATTCTGGATATTCACCCAAGGGGAAATAGAAACTGCCCTATGGGAAATTACCAATGGACGGGCGGTCGCCGTAACTGAATAAAGCCTGATCCATAGAAAGCATTGGAACGATGGCGAATTGGTACGTATCGCGTGAGCGATTCAAAAATGCCGCATCTATTAGCGGCGGTCAATATAACGACGCAATAGATCGAGTTATCGAAGCATCCTCTCGGGATGTTGACCGGTGGACTAGACGTCATTACATCCCCAAAACTCAAACGAGGCTTTATCGGTATCCTCAGATACGACAAGGGCTCGCAACGGTTATCTGGCTAGATCAGGATTTGATTTCCGTATCTACGCTTCAAACCAAGGCTCAAAACACATCACCTACCACGATATCATCGTCGGATTATTTTTTGGAGCCTGTAAACCCAGAACCAGACGGTAACTCCCGATATAATCGCATTGAGATTGATGAAAGTTCGACTGCCGCTTTTGAGGCAGGAGATACTCCACAACGTTCTATCAGTGTTGCAGGTTCGTGGGGTTGGGGTAATGCAACCAAATCTTCGGGGTCAATAGATGACAGTGGTGGTATTTCATCGTCGGACACTACACTGATTGTATCTGATGCCTCTCTGATCGACGTAGGGGATACTCTGTTGATAGATTCGGAACAAGTGTTTGTCAGCGATCGAGACTTTGCCGCAAGGGCAAGCATTCTTCTCAACATGGGGTCTAATCTAGCGGCAACCAATGCTACAACAACCGTCACTATAGATGGGTCGCATGGCATTGTTGCAGGGGAAGTCATCCGCATTGATTCTGAGCAGATGTACGTAGTATCAGTTTCCACAAATGACCTGACAGTAATCAGGGCATTTGATGGAAGTGTTCTTGCATCGCACAATGATGACGCGGCTATCCATGTAAATCGTACCTTGACGATTGAGCGAGGCATGAATGGCACGACGGCCGCCTCGCATTCCGACAGCGCTACGATTACCAAGTATCAGCCTGATGCTGATATTGTGCGATGGACACTCGCGGAAGCTATAGCTACTTGGCATCAGGAACACTCTGGTTGGGGTCGGTCAATAGGCGGAGGAGATGCCGCTACGGAACTCACAGGCCGCGAGATTACGCAATTGCGGCAGTCAATGGTGTCATACTACCGACGTGCAAGAGAGGCGGTGATCTAGTGGCAATAGGAATAGAAGTCGTTCAAACGGGAGAATTGTTCGAACGTCCTAAGAAAATCACAGATCAAGTGTTCGCAAAATTTATACAGAGACTAGTGGAACTTGGCGAACAACGACTTGACGAAACGCTAAGACCTCGCCCTAATGGTGTCTACCTTAGTACCGCAGAAGCGCAGAAGGGCAGGGCAAGTACGGGTAATTATAGAAGAAACGTGCATAGCGTCATCAAGGGACTAAACGCAAAAATCACCGACGGCGGAGTCATCTACGGGCCTTGGCTAGAAGGAACGGGTAGTAGAAACGAAACCACCCAATTCAAAGGTTACGCTAGTTTCCGGAAAACCGAGGTATGGTTGAACGAACAGGCGAAAACAGAAGCTCAGAAATTTACTAATGAATACGTAAAGAGACTAAACGCATAATGGCTTTTGATATAACAAATACGCTTCACGCTATGGAAACCTATGTGCAGAATCTTGGCTTGTTCCAGACGGTTCAAATCGGGGAACCTAAGCAACCGTTAGGACAAGGCTTCCATGCGGCTATTTTTATGAACTCTGTCTCAATATCCATGGTATACGCAGGTGGGGATACACGGGAGAATCATCTTGTTACGTTACGAGTCTACCGAGATATGTTGGCGGAACAATCCGATCCTCAGCTAAATTTAGAATCAGAAATAGCGGTTCTTTTATCTAAGCTAATGGAAAATATATTAGGTGACACTGATCTGGAATCTACGATTATGTCGATTGATGCGGCAGGGATGGACGGCTCAAGTATGTCAGCTACGTTTGGGTATGTTGACGTTGGTGGTTCTATGTATAGGGTCGCAGATATATCTATCCCTATGATCGTCAACGGTTCCGCAACACTATCAGGTACAGGAGTTTAGTATGGCAAAACAAACAGGGTTAGGGGACGCATTTTACATAGACGGGCACGATTTATCTGGAGACGTTACTTCTGTAGACACGATCGCCACACGCAAGGCTGTGCTAGATACGCCGGTGTTGAATCAATCCGGCATGGTAAGACTAGCAGGCATGGGTGACGGCGAAATCTCATTCACAAGTTGGTTTGACGATGGAACAAATCTTGCTCACGATGCACTATCAGGATTACCAACCACCGATGTCACTACTATGTATTGTCGTGGGACTGCCGCTGATAGCCCTACTGCTATGCTTGTGGCTAAACAAATAAATTACGATTATACGAGAGGCACTGACAAAAGCCTTAGCGCTGTTGTTCAGTGTTTAGGGAATGGGAACGGAATAGAATGGGGGGTTTTGTTTGCGGCCGAGGCTACGCAATCAAGCGCAGGAAGCACGTCGTCAAAAGACGATGGTGCAAGTACGTCTAATGGTCTTGCGGCTGTGCTACAGATTATTGATATCAACAGTGGAACTCCCACGTTCAAGATAGAGGATAGCCCAAACGATTCTGATTGGACAGACTTGGTGAGCTTTTCGGCTGTTGCTAATGGCAACGAGCCTGCGGCCGAACGGGTAACGGTAACGGGTACAGTGAACCGTTACCTGCGTATCACGTCGACCGGTACGTTTTCAAATGCGAAATTCATCGTAGCTTATCGGCGAGGGGAATCAGAAGATGACACCGCATACTAACACCTACCAGATATCGTGGAACAGAGACACTCATTTTAGGGTCGCAACTTGCGACGAGGTAGATTGCCCCCACTTTATCAATGGTTGGGTGACTAGGGTGGTTATAGGTAGCCCACAAGATCATTACATAAAGCAAGACACAAGTAGGAAATCAATAGGGGTTAAGATTGATGATGCTACAATCGAGTATTACTACGAATCCGGACAGAAATGTTTTCGGCAACACCAGACGAAAGTCGAAAGGGCTCCATTCCTGACGATAGATCAAGTTGGGAAGGAATCAGGAAGGCTTATCCGCAACAACATAGACTTCGACGAATGGACAGACAGGTTCAACGAACAATCTTATAGAGCCACAAGGAGGTAATGATGGCAAAAGAAGCACCAACGATAGCAGTAGCTATAGATGACTCAGGCGGAAGCGCTCGCACCATATCAAACGACATCACTAATTTGGATTGGTCAATTCCTAGGGCAGTTCAAGATGTGACAGGCGTAGATAAAAGTGCGATTGAAAGACTTCTTCTGTTAGCTGATTTCAGCATAACAGTCAACGGCGTATTCAACGACGCATCAAACATGTCCCACGATGTTTTCAAGACCGTAGGGAGTGCCTCTGTGGCTCGTACGGTAACACTGACGACTAGTGGCAAATCCCTTCCGAATGAGACATTCTTCACGGATTATCCACTAAGCAGAGGTACAGATGGATCGCTGACATTTTCCGCTCCCGGAGTATTGTCCGACGGAACAGTACCAACTTGGGCCTAAATATAGATTGGAGACAAATATGCTGACACAAAAACCAACAGGCTTCAAGATTCCTAAGCGCACGGCGCGGCTAGTGTTTGAAGGTGAATACGAAGGCGCAGAAGTCGTCGTGCGCTTGGATGTGCCTGTAAGGGCATTTCTTGAAATCCAAGAATTAGTAAACGCGGAACAACATCTGAAAGTTTTCGGTATATTCGCGGAAATGGTTCTGGATTCTTGGAATATTATCGGGGATGACGGGAAGCCTATGCCTGCCGATATCAAGGGAATGAACGCAATTCCTATAGACTTGGCAAACTCTATTCTAACGGAATGGGCGGAGGTAGCCGCAGGCGTAGATATCCCTTTAGAGAACAACTAGAACGGTGGAAGATGGTTGGCGGTGGAATTGATCGCGATGGGAATATTATCGGAGAACCATGGCAATTACAGAAGGCACGGCTGATAGACGGTCTTTGCCAGAGATACGGATGTTTGCCATCTCAGCTATTAGAAGAAGATACCGATATTCTTCTGAAAATGCAAACGATTCTTTCCTTGTCAGGAGATAACGAAAAGCAGTCCGATATGGAATCAAGTCTGGCGAATATGTCGCAAGGAATGTAATGCCTAACGAGATAAAAGTAACTGTAAACGCTGATACCAGTAAAGCGAAATCAAAACTACAAAACTTTTCCGATCAGGCTAGGAAAGTAGGACTAGCCTTTACTGCGATGGGGGCCGCCGGAACTCTTGCAATCAAAGGGTTCGTCAATGCGTCCATGGTGCAAGAACAAGCCGTAGCTACTTTAGGGGCGGCGGTGGAAAACACTGGAGTCAGTTTCGATAGCGTAAAGCAGAAAGTTATGGATACGACTGCGGCATTACAGGCTAAAACCAACTTCGGAGATGAGGAACAAATAAAGGCTTTAGCTACCATGGTCACCATTATTGGTGACGTGGATAAGGCTTTAGAAGCCCTTCCTACGGTTCTTGATGCGGCATCAGTTTCGGGTTTGGGTATGGGTTCTGTGGCTAAAAGCGCATCTAAAGCCCTTTCCGGTTTGGTGCAAAACTCGGATTCTCTTGGAATCGTGTTCGATAAAAATGCAACCTTTGCAGAGCGCTTGGCGATCATGCAAGGAAAGGCAGGTGGGGCGGCGGAAGCGAACGTCAATCAATTTACTCAACTGAACAATGCAATGGGCGATCTAAATGAGACTATTGGGAAATCATTACTTCCGGCACTAATGCCGCTAGTAGAATTTCTCACCTCTGTCGTAGTCAAACTTCAAACAATGAATCCTACGATGCTGAAAGTCGTAACCACAATCGGGCTAATGGCTACAGGATTCATGGTAGTAACAGGCCCTATTTTGTTGTTGCTTTCTTTGATCCCATCAATAACCGCAGGGTTTGCGGCAATAACAGTAGCTTCGGGCGTTCTCATGGGGGTAACCGGTATCGGGTTGCTTATTGCAGGGGTAGGGGCCTTAGTCTTTGCGTGGAAAAAGAACTTTGGCGGAATACAGGAAAAGACAGAGTTTGTATTTGGGAAATTGATGGATTTATGGAATGGCCTGAAAACAGCTTTCTTTGATAAATTCGGAGACACGATTGACGATTTAGCTGATAAATGGAGTAGGCTTTGGAATGGTATCAAGTCGTTTACGTTGAAGATATTCAACGAACTAAGAGGATTCTTTGCTAAGTTTGTCAATTCCATCGTTGATAAGCTCAATGCGCTGATCGGGATGTATAACGCAGTCGCGACAAGGCTAGGTTTCGATGCCATACCTACCGTTGAAAAAATGGCGGAATCATTCAAGGAGTTAGTATCTAATACCAAAGACTCTGTCCAATGGTTTATGCGGCTAGGAACAGAACGCAATAAACTGGCAGGAGGTACGGGGTTCCATCAGTTAGGTACGGGTGACAGTCGTGCCGCTGACGGGGGATTTATGAGTGGCGCTTCGATTCAGGTCGGTAGAGCGACAAGTGCATCTGCTCAGGAAATGAGTCAACAAATGGCGGCCGGTGTTCTTGGTAGATTTGGCATCACGGCAGATATGTATTCAAGGATGAGTGTCGCGGAAAGGCGATCAGCCGAGGCGGCACTGACCGATTTCGAACAAGGGGCAGGGAATCTTGTATTTTTTGATGGGGTTGCCGGATCGGTGGATCAGACAGAAGGGGCAGAGGCGGTCGACGTATCTGCGCTTAGTGCTGAATCTTTTCTTTAGAGAGGGATAGTTTTGGCTTGGACGTTACAACTACTAAACGATGACACGACGATAAACCTAAACGACGGTACGAACTACTCTGCCTTGTCGTTATCGGCTCCGGTTCCGGCAAAACGTACAGCGGTCGGAGGTAGAAATTTATTCCGACACGGAAGCGATCTCCATGCGAGAGTTTATCAGAATAGGGCTGTTAGTGTAGGCATTCGCATAAACGGCACAAACAGGGACAACTTGATCGCCAATATCAACGCGATCAATGGACTGCTAGAACGTGCGTCTGAGTACGTCACAACGGGTGTAGGGTCGCAAGTCAAACTACGACGTCAATGGGATTCAGCAACCAATACTGTAGACTTTTATGTGATAGATGGAACCCTTAGCATTGGGAATGAGTTTTCCGCAACTAATACAGTGAACACTGTGATTATCGGAAATCTAACTGTTATGTGCGAACCGTTTGCTTATGGCGCAGAAGAAAGTATCGAGAATTATGTGTCGAATGCAGGATTTGAACTAGCAACTGCGCTTGCTGATTGGACGGAATCCAAATCAGCAACGGGTACAACCGCAAAAGATACGTCAGTATTCAAGGATGGAAAAGCTAGCCTGAAACTGACAATGACTAATTCAGGGGGATCGGGTCAAGTTATCGAACGGAACCAAGCCTTGGCTGACGTAGACGCAGGAGAAGTGTGGAGTTTCCAGTGTTGGGTACGTGTTGATGCGTTGAGCAATTGCAAGGTTGTTATGGAAATCGACTACAACACAGGAACCGACGTAGAAGTTTCTACGACCACAGTCAACGCTTCGGAATTTGTGAAACTGACATCTAACAATAACACCGCTCCCGGAAGTGTCACAAGTGCAACGCTAAGGATTCGATTGGAGGCTACTGCCAGTTCAGCAACAGGGGTAGTCTATGTAGATAACGTAATCGCCGTACAGGCATCTGCCGTGCCTTCCGCTTGGGCATCCTCACACAGCCTCGGCAATCATGCCGATGAGAGTGCCCAAGCATCTTCAAACCACATCGACATTCATGATGTAGGTGGGGATGTTCCTGCTTTATTACAGATAAAGGTAGCCGAAGGTCAATCGCACGATGAACTTTGGGCAGGGGCAAGACACGCAGGGCGTCAATACGACTCTTTGCTTTTGGAAGGTGAAGATGGTACAGCTTCCACGATAGCTCATTCTACGATCCAAGTGGCAGAAACAAATACCACAGCGAGTAATTCCGCTTACAGTGGCGGCAGTTTGAGGATTTCTCAATTGGCGGTTGCCGCGGCAAGCCCAAGCGTTGCCGCAGATGTCAACCACCTACACTCATTCACTATAGCAACCCCTCCTCGTGGTACGTTCAGGGTTTTGATGGCAGGAGCCGCAAAGAATGGGGCAGGTGATTCGTCCACGACATCAATAGATGCCTCAGATTTCAAGTGGGGATTGTCTTATACATACGGCGGATTCACGTTACTAGATGACACGAGCCCAGATACCACTTCATTCGTTGCACTCACAGCGGCGACACTCGCGGAGAATGTGACAAGCAATTTCGAAATCCTAGACTTAGGAACGATCACAATACCACCTGTGTCGTCACCAGACAACCAGACCGAAGCTAGTTTAGTCTTGAAGATATTCAACCATTGGGCGACAACAAGAACGATGCAGGATGGGCAAGAGTGGCAATGGTGGACTGACTTCGTATTTCTCATGCCGATAGATTTCGGGTCTAATTATGTCAGCAAAACCGACGCCGCTGACGTGGTTTTGATTGACAGTATGAGTTCCCCAAAAGGTTTGTATCTTTTGAACACATCAGACGTAGTTCAATCATTCCCGAATAACCAACTAGGACGTAGCCCAGAAGCTCATCCGGATGGTACTAGGGTGTATTTCTTGGCGCAAGATGGAAACTACACCCAAGCTGATACTTTCACCGTGTCGATAAGATACCGGCCAAGATATCTACATGTCATGGGGGCATAATGCCGTTACAACCGACGTTACAGGTCAGGCTATACAATAACAATTTATCCACGCCTACCCTCATAGAAGATTTGACCGACAAGGTCGAAGGGTTGAATTTTTCTACGGCTCTAAACGGAGGCTTTCGTACCTGTTCGTTTATCTTAGCTACGGATTTAGGTTACGCGTGGAACTACTTATCGCGTGAAGGCAAACGAGGCTACCATTTCAACCGCATAACAGTGCATGAGGAACAGCGCTTGGTATGGGAAGGCCGAATTGTCGACATTGAATTGAACATTATGGCGGCTCGCCACAATTTGAAGATCGTTGCTCACGGGTATTGGGGATCAATGAAAGACCAGTTTTATAGCGATGATGCCGGAACCGATTGGACATCTGGTTCAGGCCATCAAATGCACGACATCATCAAAGAAGTGCTTGACGACGAATGCCCCGACATAAACAGCGACCAAACAAACATAGAAGATTCTAGCCGTGATCTCGTAGGGATAGACTTTTCCGCGAAGGAATACCCTCAAGATATCGTAAACAAGCTGACAGACTTGTCGGACGACGACGGATCGGTTTGGTTTTTTGCTATTTGGGATGATCGCAAGCCTTACTTCTTCAAACGTTCAATTACCAAAGTAGATTATTACGTCTGGCTAGAAGATGTATCCGATCTCAAACTACAGCAGTCTGCGACGCAACTAAGAAATGTGGTTCTGCCTTTTGTCGGAACGACCGAAGGAACAACGCAAACTGACGCAACGAGTTTAGCCCTATATCCAAGGCGAGAATCGAAGCTATCGGTCAATACGGGGGCAAACGCCAACACGCAAGCTGACGCGGCAGGAACAGCGGCGGTGGAAAAATCCTTGCCACGTCAACAACAAAATTTTTCAATCAACGGCAGGATTTATTCCGCCGTTGCCGGAGATGCCGGAGCTAGGATGGAAGAAGTACCGCTTTGGCGTGTACGTTCAGGGGATGTGATAAGGATTCAGGACTTAGTTCCGAGCAGTTCCGCGACAGCTACGCTAGATGATGTGAGAACGTTTTACGTCATGGAGACTGAGTACGATGCTGACAAAAATATCTTGAAAATTCAGCCTGATAGAAGGAAAAGAAGTCTGGCAAGAACGATAGCAAAGCTAGGTAATCTTGAAAAATAGGAGGAGACTATGGTCGGTGTAATGCTGAGATTTTTACCGCCGGAAAAGCGAGCCCTTACGGAGTTTATATTCCACTTATACGAAAGATTAGACGTGGAAGAACGAAAAGATTTGGCCGAACACTGTGACAAGATTCTTGAAGATGGCAAAATAGGACTTCCAGAATGGGGTCAATTCGGGAAAAAGATCGGAGCATTTAGGCTCGGTAAATAATCTATCTGCCCCTAGTGCTAGCTCCGTCGGGGAATGAGTGTCAGGCATAACCTCGTCATGTCTCCTTTCGGGCATTATAGGCTCGGGCATCCTACGGAGCGTTAGATAAGCCTGAGTGGGGCGTAAAACGAAGGAGTCAGTTATGAATCTAGGAAAGTTTAGACCCCAGATTTTAGTTGCTATAATATGCGCAACTTTCTTTAGTGTATTCGCGCTTTGGGTCGGGAAAGAAATGGCGGCGACAGAAGTAGTGACTGCTGTGATAGGTGGAATCTTTGGATTCCTTGGCGGTGTGTCCTTGAAGGTACTTGAAAACGAGTAGGGGGTGACCATGAAAAGAATAAGGTCTGCTATAAGAGCTTTGAAACGTGGATTGATCTGGACATTGTTAGCACCTCCTAGATCAATGCGTTGGATGTACCGCAAAATGATGCAGGGTATACGGTACATGGGGAGGCAGGCTAAACGGTTCGTTTTGGCATGTCTCCGTTCGCCTAGAGCCACATATTACAAGGTGGTTAGTGGTCGGAATTGGTTATTAGCAAAGGTCGAATATCTGCAAAGTGAAAGCCAACGGTGGAGAACGGCTTTTTCAATAGCCAAACTTCCGTATACATTTCTCACCAAGTTGGGCTTCAGTCCGATGCAAGCAGGGAGTTTCCTGATTGCAGGATCAGTGGCAACAACAGGCGTCGTAACAGCAGAAGTTCTGGAAGGTCGCAGTTTCGCCAACGGCGATAGCGGTGTGTATACGGCTCCCTCTGATACGCCTATTGAATGGTCAGATTCAGATAATACGTTGAGAATTGACCTAGGGTCTACTCCTGTAGGCGAGATAATTATTGAAGACGTAACGGTTGGAACGGCATATGCTAACTCTGCACTACCGCAAGGTGAGTCAAACCCTGTTCTTCTTTCTGGAATTATTGACTCAGAAGGTTTTACTGGTACATATCTGGAGGTCGGGCATCTCATTATAGACAGATGGCGGTGTACGCAACTTCAATTGAGCAACATTGAAGCTCACACGCTGAACGTGAAATATAACGCCAGTGACGGGCAGAGTATAGCACCAACTCCGGGTACGCCAAGGGCGATCGGGATCGGTGGAGGAAATCGGGCTAAGAATATGATTACATCTGGCGGCTACTACGACCAGATAAAAATCACATCGCCGACCTCAGCCACTAATGGCAAGGTCGATAAGATGACACTCAAGAATCTTTACACGAAGGGCGGTGCGTGTAAACTTGACCGATTGAAAGTCGGGATCCTCGACGTAGTATTCAATGAAATCGGGGCAGGAGATGGCTTTGCCGCGAAAGATTTTTCAATAGCAAATACAGTAACGTACAGCAACTTTACAAACACTGACAACATAGAACTGTCGATATCTCCTCCGTAATGCTATAATCATTTTTGCTTCGGTTCACCTCCCGAAGTAAAGCCCCTTTCGGTAAAGGGCGAGATAGTTTTGGGTATCCTCCTTTTCTATTTCGCCCTTTTTTTATTCCCAAGAACAGCAATCTACTAGATTCCGTTGTAAATGTGTTGTAAATAATGAAAGTTTATTATACTATGTAATCAATAAATTATAAGGAGGATGCCTAATGAATGATACACATGATTATGAGATGTTTGATGATAGGGAACCTGACGACACGATTTATTTCGCCTTTGAAGATGCCTCTGGAACAGAAGTTATTGTTGGTATGAATGACGTCACTTTGAATGTATCAGATGAAATCTTGGCTAGTTGCTTCGCATAACCAAAACTAAAAGAGGAGAACCAAATGAGAAAAACAGATGTAAGGGTATATGAAGAACCATTATCAGATAGAAAGTTCTCTTGGGATTGCCAACAAGACCTCACATGGGAACAATTTGAACGGTATTGTGACGATAAGTTCGGTTTAGATGAGGTTGGGGTTTCAGACATACGTTGGGAGTTAGAGATTGGTTGGGCAAAGTTCTTACTCGGTCGATTGACTGACTTTCCACGAGACGAGCCAGTTGAGGTACTTGGTGAACCTCAACATGAAGTACATGTCCATCTGGCAGTTTGCGAATGTTCCGATTGTGCTGTACAAGAGGATATCCCCTCACTGATGGCACTAGATTCCTAGATTATAAAAAACGAAAGGGAGGATACGATGACAACTCAAATAATCACTCACAAATGCGGACATGAATCAGAAAAGGAAATAGTTGGAGCTTATGGGCAGGAACTGAAGCGAGAAAGTGCAATCGCCAAACGAGTCAACTTTCACGCGAACCGCGATTGCTTCGATTGCTTCAAGGCAAATAGTTCTAAAAACGACCTACAGATTATAGCTGAGTACCCTATCCTACTTGCAGACCTAGAAGGTTCAGAAAAGCAAGTCAACTGGGCAAATAGCATAAGGGTTCGCAAGATGGCAAAAATAATAGCCTATCAGAAAGAACTCCCCACACTCAACGGCGAGCTTATACTATCTGAATATGTATTCAGCTTAGCTGATCTCACCTCTGCTAAATTCTGGATTGATACCAGAGATTCACACGAGTCATTCTTCTTCGGTTTGAACGAAGATAATATGGTACATCAGATCGATATCTGGAGTGCGAAAGATCGAGACGTGATAACAGTAGATGCCAGACTTAGAATGGATGGCAGTAGATTACTTCTCGGACTCAGAGGTTTTACCAGAAACGTAGGTTTCGAGGTGACGTACAACAGCAACCATCGAGGAGATTGGTGGAACAAATCGGTCGGAGGAACTAAGTGGCACGAGAGAGAGGTTATCTAGGTGAGTGACACCGCCTTCGGGCGGTGGTAAACCGCAAGCGAGGTCACAAGCCCTCGCAAACAAAAACGGTTTAGAAAGGAGGATAAAATGCCAAATCAGAGGATCAGGAAGGATGCTTTGGAAGTGTTGATTGGACAGATGGGAAAAGGCATTGATGAATGGAAGGCGTGGTGCATGGAGTGCGGTGCGAGAGGTAAATCCATCAAACGCATGAAGAACAGAGCAGGGTATACCTTCTTCCAGTGTGGACAATGTGACAGTTTCGATATATGGGACGACTAAATTTTTATTATAAAAGGAGAATATTATGGCACACGGAATTGAAGAAACAGATGGCATGATGTACGTAGGGGAAGCCCCTTGGCACAGATTGGGAGTGGAATTGGACAATCCTGCCACAGCCCAAGAAGCAATCATAGCGGCGAACATGGATTGGGAGGTAGCAAAAGAACCTGTCTATGTTTATGAAAACGGAACGTACGTTGAGATACCAAGCAAAAAGGCAATCGTACGCCAAGATACACGGCGCATATTCAATGTACTATCAGACAGTTATACGCCACTTCAAAATGCCGATGCGTTCGGTTTCATGGATGAAATTGTCGGAACTCAAGAAGGCAAATATGAGACATGCGGAACGCTAGACAATGGGCGACTTTTTTGGTTGCTCATAAAACTACCAAAAGATGACCTCAGCCCTGTACCTGATGACAAGGTAGACAGTTATATTTTGCTTGCTAGTTCGCACGACGGAACGATGGCTGTAAAGGTATTTCCAACTCCGATACGAGTCGTTTGTGGAAATACCTTGGCGATGGCTTTCAGCCGAATGCAAAACGGATTCTATGCTAGACATACAGCCACAATACAGTCCAAAGTATCTGAGGCTCGGCGTGTACTGAACTTGACCGATTACTTTTATGACAACACCAGACGAGCAATCGACCAACTAGTACACAAGCGAATGACTGAGGGTGAGATGGTAGATATCTTCAAGCAGGTATATGACATAGTAGACAAAGTTGATTCTGACAAGAAACTTGATCAAAGAAAACAAAATGCTTTAGATGAAACCGTATCCCTTTTGTACCACCCAACTAACATGCACGGAGGCATACAAGGAACTGCATACCAAGCCTTCAATGCGTTGACATACTACCAAGACCACATGCGTACCTTTAGAGGGCAGGATAAGCAAGATCAGGAATGGTTAGACAGTAAAAGATTAGAATCCTCATGGATGGGAGGCGGTAAACGGATCCGAGATAAAGCCACTGCATTACTGCTACCCGATTTCGCATCATCTGGAGTCTAATCTCCCTTTTACTGGGGCGGTTCGTGAGCCGCCCCAGTATCGTATTGTAATGAGGTTGTAAAACGTGATAAAGTGTCTATATTACAGATGAAAGGAGGGAATATGTCCAAAACTAACAGGCATGAGACTAGATTGGCTTGCAGTACATCCACCAGAATGTTGCTGAAAGAGAATCTCGCTGACGGTGAGACTTACGATACTTTGATTAGAAGATTGTTATTGTCTGCTAGTCGCACTAGATCGTTATTGCGTATTGAAGATTTCACAGAACAAGAACAGAACTGGATTCGCAACGAAAACGATCTACCTGATGAGATAGAGCAAGCCATGAAAGTCGTCAAAAGTTACATTGCGACACCAAGATAAGTCTAACAATACCGAAAGGACAGGCATATGACACAGCAAAACTTGAACAAAATAGCAAACTACCAAATTATGCAAATTGAATTCGCAAGGGAAGGAACTGATCGAAACGGAAGGGCGTGGCAAAAGTTCAACGTCTCAGGTTGGGATATGGATTCTGGAGAAGAACAGAAATTCCAGATATTCGGAAACCTGAGAGAAAAACTAACAGAAGGGTCTGTTTATGAAATACTGCACGATGATCCGAAACCGAACCGAGACGGCGATGGATTTTATGACGCCGATATCAAGAAAGTAACTCCTGTCGGTAGTCAGCAAATACCACAACCATCGGCAAGACCTACAACACCGCCTCCTCCAACGCCACAACCTGCATCTACACAGACTCCATCAGCATCATCCAAACCGACAAAAGTTGACCTAAGCAATCGTTTCTTTCAGTACAACACTCACGCAAGGACTGCTCATATGCAGGCGACCGAACGTGTTCGGCTCAAAGTACAATTACTGCTAGAAGGAAAACTGTTCGACGAAAATTCACAGCCATTTGAGGCTGTAAGTGAGTCAACGTTGAATCAGTGGTACGTATCAGAGGTAGATAACTACTGGAGTCAAGTTATCAACCAATTATCTATCGACACAGCAAGCCATTTCTTTGCTTGGGAAGAACCTGATGCCTAAAGTTACGATAGATAAAAAGCACAGATATCATGTTGAGGGCATAAAAGACTCCATGCCCTCAACATCTGCTATCGCAAAATTAGTCTCTGGGGATATAGGAGACGGATTGCTTATCTGGGCGTCACGTTTAGCTTTGAAATATAACGATGCGTTCGGATTTAGGCGTGACGATTCTGCTGAGATTGGCACGTTCTCCCATGCAGAAATCCATTCATACATCCAAACAGGGGAAAAGCCAGTAGATGCGTCCTCCGTGTTTTGGGGATGGTATGCGGCATTGAATGAAACCGTGTCAGATTGGATAGCATCTGAGCATATGCTGTACCACCCAACTAAGCTATACGGAGGTACAGTTGATGCGATAGGAGTACAGGACGGAAAAGTCACTTTGTTCGATTGGAAAACGAGAGACCAGAAGTTTGCGGACGGTGAGATTTGGCATTTTGACAAAAACGGCAAACCTCACCGAAAGGATCCGAGGAAACTCAAGGACGTAGCACAGCTTGGCGGTTATTATGCGGCTCTGATAAATGATGAATCTGTTCCGACTCCGACTGTAGGGAAAATCACGTACATTTATCGAGACACAGGCGTAGTGGAGTTCGATGAGGTGAATTTATGGCAGGCTAAGAGATTATTCGAGGCAAGCTATAATCTGTATAAAACGATACATATAAAGGGAGGATATTACAGTGGAAAACCTACCGAAGATTGAACCCTGCACTTATTGCGGTCATCCTGAATGCGGTGGATGGCGACCCTATGACAGCGCACATCTACCACGTTACTGCATGGCTTGTTGGAATGACTCACAACTGGCACAGCAAACAGTTACTTTAGAAAAACAAACGGATGCGATGGTCGAAGCAAACCGACTGCAAGCTATTGCACTTAGTGAGGGGCGGTTATACGAACCGCCCCCTCCACCTAAACCGCAATACAGACCTGACCCTGCACCGCAACCTAAACTTCCAAAGATCGTAAGGACAGCATGATGGAAATAGTACGAGAATATGGCAAATTTACTTGTTTAGATTTAGACCGTGGCATAAAGATTATTATTCAGCAAATATCAGGCAAGGGATACACAAAAGAAGCCCTATTGAGAGTTGAGGCTAAGAATGATTTCGGAGAATACGTTGTTATAGAGGAAGGGCGCAACAACATCTCCAGTGTGCAGTCTAGGGATAACTTTGCTGACCGAATCGAGAGGCGTGTGCGTGGTAATGAACGCAAGGGCGATGAGGGTATGCAACACATTTTCGGCATAAATAGCCCTCTGATTATAAACGATTGGCATAAAACCTTTAGGGATGCATGTCAGGGAGCTTTGAAAAAGCACTATCAGGGAAAACCGCCAAAGAACCTGTATGAGGATAGCACTGAAGATGATGATGTCTGGAGGATACCAGTGCTGTTATCTGAAGATACAAACTTCATATACGGCAATGCAGGGAGCGGTAAATCCTACCTCAGCATAATCTGCGGTCAAGCCATACAGCACGGAGTGTCCGTATGCGATTTGCCAACAGTACAGGGTAATGTCCTATTTATTGATTACGAAACTAACCACAAGAAGATGCGTAGGAGATTCCGTAGGGTCGATAAAGGGTTAGATGTCTATGGCGATCATATGCTGTATATAGAAGCCGAGGCTCCACTGTCAAGCATGGTTGATGCTGTGCAAGATTTGATAATTGCACATTCGATAGATTTCATCATTGTCGATTCGTTTGCTCGTGCGGTAGGTAGCAAGATCACTGAGGAAGAAAACGTTATACAGTTTTTCAATACACTAAAAGAACTGGATTTACCTTGCCTCATCGTGCATCACACGAACAAAGCAGACGAGTATTACGGAAATACGTTCATACGTGCATACGCTCGCAATCTTTGGAGATTGCGAAGTGTTCATGTTGACGGTGAACAGGCTTTATCAATACAACTAGAGCAGGAAAAGGAAAATGACGGACCGTCTCAAGGCACGTTGGGCTTTTTGTTGAGATTTGAAGGAGACGAATACGACCCTGACTCAGTTACGCTTTCATTACAGGATCCTAACTCGATACCAGAACATAGGAAATATAACGCAAAAGGCTTGATCGAAGTGCTGAGTGTTTACCTAGAGGAAACACCTTTCCACAAAATGGAGTTAGGCGATAATAACGACGAACTTATCAAAAACATAGGGCTGAAAAGAGGCAGGAAACCTGACGACAGTAAAATTGAAACACTGAGGACGTATATTTGGGATTTATCAAGAGAGGTAGACATCAAACTGAAAAAATACAAACGGCTGAATGAGTTGATGCACTTAGATTACGATCCCGAAACAGGCAAACCGAAATATCTGTGTTTGAATACGACACTTGGAAATACTCAACAAACTGAATTCGTTATACAGGAAAACGATGATTCTAAAGGGACGGTAAACATCGCATGAGACTAAAAAAACGTTATATCGGCATAGCTATGACCATTCTTGCAGGAATCGCCCTAACAGGGGCGAAATTATCACAGAAACGATCAAAAACGCACAAGGCGTACGTTACATGGTAAGAATACACATCCGACGCACAGAAATGCAGAAATAGTGCGTCTCCTGATGCGTAAAACGATGATTAGGCAGGGAGAAACGATGATAATGACGAATAAGAACATAACTGTCTTAGTTACTGGTGGAGCAGGCTTTATAGGGAGCCACTTGTGTACACGGCTAATAGACTCTGGCTATAACGTTATTTGCCTTGATAATCTTTCGACAGGCAGTTTGAGCAATATTGCTCACTTAGTGAAGCGTACACCTCAGTTTTACTTCCAAAGGGCAGATGTTGAGTATCTGCCCAGATTGTATCTTGAAACTGTTGCACAAAACGTAGATGCTGTGATCCATTTGGCGTCTTTAGCTAGTCCTGTTGCCTATATGACGTATCCGCTAGAGACGCTTTCTGTCGGTTCTCTCGGAACCAGAGCAACGCTCAATTTCGCATATAAGCATCAGGCACGTTATCTGTTGGCTAGTACGTCTGAAGTATACGGCGATCCTCTCGTCCATCCACAATCAGAAGAATATAACGGTAACGTAAACCCTATAGGCGTACGTTCTGTATATGACGAGAGTAAACGGTTTGCAGAATCCATAACTACGACCTATATGCGTTATCACGGACTCGATATCCGCATAGCACGCATTTTCAATACGTACGGTACTCATATGCAGGTAAATGACGGTAGGGTTATTTCTAATTTCATAAATCAAGCCATTACTGGCGAACCTATAACGGTATATGGTGACGGAACCCAGACACGTAGTTTCTGTTATGTGAGCGATACTGTAGACGCCCTTATGCGTCTACTCAACAAGGAAAGTTCTGACCTACCTCCAGAAATACGTTTATCGGATCCTATCAATATTGGAAACCCTATAGAACAGCAAATTATCGAAATTGCTAATACTGTAAAAACGATCACCAATAGTAACAGTCCTATACAGTACAAACCGTTGCCAAGTGACGATCCGAAAAAACGTCAGCCTGATATAACGAAAGCAAAAAAGATACTGGAATGGGAGCCGAGAGTGAGTTTGGAGGAAGGAATTGTGCGGACTTATCAATATTTCAAAGATTTGTAAAGGAGGACACGATGCCAGAACTGGGAGAAATACGACTATCTAAAGATATTGGTAGAAACGGTCATTATTACGTCAAATGGTCAGAATGTCAGGACTGCAAAAAACAGTACTGGAAAAGAACGACTAAAAATAACAGTTCTTTTACGGCACGCCAAGATGCCGTTAGATGCAAGGATTGCAACGTTCTAAGACAGAAAGGCTATATGCACCACCTAATGGAGGACAAGATAACCGATAAAGACTATATCTGGTAAGTTTGTTGTGTTGTGTTGTAGTTGTGGTCTATAAGACCACACTACAACAACACAACTACAACAAAGTACAACATACCGAAAGGAGCTAATAATGCCATCTAATAAAACGGCTAGATCGAGAGGTAACAAAGCAGAAGCATTACTGCAACAACGTCTTACTGATTGCGGCTATGAGACACGGAGAACGCACTTATCTGCGTTCCCTGATATCGTGGCATGGAATGATACGGACTTCCTTCTTATCGAAGTAAAATCACGCACCGTGGGGGCTAATGCCGTCAGTAAAATGTCAGTAATAAACAAGGCTCTCAGTGTGTTCAGGAGAAGCGCAAAAGACCTAAAAGTTGTGCATAACGATGCACATTTGCTATGCTATTTGTACATTAGTGGTCAATGGATAGCATACGAGAAAACAGATTCAGGCATGATCGAAGTACCAGTTATAGGCGTGGAGGCAACATAATGGCTAGGAAAACAGGGGCGAGCCGAAGGCAAACGCTGAAAGTTAGGGAGCGTCAACAGCAAGCCGTTGAGTTACGCAAGGCAGGAGCGACGACTAAACAGATCGCCAATCAGCTAGGATACGCATCGCCTGCAGGCGCATATAAGGCGATCATGCGAGAACTGGAGGCGACCGCTAATGCTCAGAGCGAAGGCACGGAAGCTGTGCGTCAGTTAGAGATACAGCGTCTCGACCAGATGCTGTTCCCGATATGGCAACAAGTTATATCGGGAGACGTACAGGCTATCACGACAGCTTTGCGTATACAGGAACGTCGAGCGAATCTGTTAGGGCTTGACGCACCGAAGCAGATAGAAGCAAGAGTTAGGGTGGACGTTATCAGTTGGAATCAAGCGATCAGAGACTTCCTTGATCTGTATAAAGAACTGCACGGTAACTCACCAGAAGCACCTGTGCTGATGGACAGATTAGACAAGCTCGGTCAAGAAAGATTCGCAGGGATAGTGACCTAGGGATCCCTGAAGCAAGCTCCCAGAAGGCTTCGCACTGGGAGCCTACTGATAGCCTACTAAAGCACGCTAGCCTACTAAAAGTGCGCTGTCAGTAGTCTGCCTACTGGAGCCTACTAAAAGCCTACTGGAGCGTACTAAAAAAACGAAAGCGAAACTGAACAGGTGAACGGTTACATCAACCGTGCGGCAAACGTGGCGAAAGCGTACGTCTCCGTGCGTCAGGAAGTCGGCTAGCTTACATCGCAGACGAGGTCGGTCGGGATGAACAACCTATATAATTTTAGTAGAAATAAGGAGGCAAGATGTTAGTACATATAATCGGCAAGGGAGTTGTTGGAGGAGCAACTGGAAGGGGCTTTGAACGGTACGGTGTTGAGGTTATTTATTCGGATGATATCGCAATGCATCATAGAATGGATGAAGCAGGAGCGCATTTTATATGCACTCCAGAAGATGCGGTATTGAGTGTTGCTGAGTTTCTGTTAGATGAAAAGATAAACGGTGATCTAATTATACGTTCAACTGTACCGCCGGGTACTACAATGGACTTAGCTTTAGAGTATGACAGAACGGTCTGGCACAATCCTGAGTTTCTGAGAGCTAGTTCCTCAGACGAAGATTTCCTAAATACAAAACAGACACTGATAGGATATGCTAGTCCTTGGCTAGAGAGTCCTGATGCTAGTGAGCTTGATTGGTTTTTAGCAACGTACAGAAAAATGCTAGTTGAGCCTGTGTTGTGCAGGTCAACTGAATCGGAATTTGCTAAGTTGGTAACTAATTCTTATCTCGCTACTCAGATTGGATTCTGGAACGAGATAAGCAGAATAGTTCACGGTTATAACGGCACTGATGAGGTAAGGGATGCTGAGTCGTTTTATGTGAACAGCCACAGCATTGCTAAATTAGTAACTCTTGATCCTAGGGTATCAACTTATGGAGCCGTCATGCACGGTAATCCGTACGGAGGCTACTGTTTACCGAAAGACATCAAGCAACTTATGAACGTTGTTCCTGATCGAATCAAAGGCGGTATTTTAGAAGCAGTAGATACTGCCAATTCAGCATATGAATTAGATTATAGATTACTGAGAGGAGATAACGATGCAGATTAAGAATCGTGTGAAGGAGCTAAGGTTAGTAAAGGCATCGGAAATAATTGCTAATCCTAAAAACTGGAGACAGCATCCGAAATCTCAGAGCAATGCTCTCAAGGGAATGCTATCTGAGATTGGATATGCAGATGCTTTAGTAGCTTACGAAACTTCAGAGGGTTTGATGCTTATTGACGGACATTTGAGAGCCGAAACGACGCCAGACATGGAAGTACCTGTGCTTGTGACCGACCTAAATGAACAGGAAGCTGACAAGTTGTTGGTTACACTTGACCCTTTGGGAGCGATGGCAAGGAGCGATAGGGGAGCATTGGATGAATTGTTAGGAAATATGACGCTCCAAGACCAACAAATGAAACAGATGCTTTCAAATATCAGGGCTAGGACTGAATTTGAGACTGAATATATTGATCCTAGAGAGCTTCATCCACATCCTCGCAACTATGTGAAGCATCCACAAGATCAGTTAGATCATCTTGTGGAAAGCATCCGTGAAAATGGATTATATCGCAACATAGTTGTAGCTCAGGACAACACCATTATAGCAGGACACGGTGTTGTAGAAGCATCGTTGCAAGTACCACTTGATTCAGTTGCCATTATTAGAATAGACGTAGATTCAGAGGATCCTAAGGCTTTGAAACTGTTGGCGAGTGATAATGAGATATCTCATTTAGGAGAAGTTGACGACAGGGCTTTGACTGAAATGCTACGTGAGATAAAGGAAACTACTCCGAACGGTTTGCTTGGCACTGGATATAACGATCAGATGTTAGCTAATTTGCTTATGGTTACGAGAACTCAAGACGAGATAAAGGACTTTGATACTGCGGCAGAGTGGGTCGGTATGCCAGACTTTGAAGGAGTGACTCAGGAAGATAGGTTGCAGATCACGATGTACTTCGAAGATGAAGTGGCGAGGGGTAGGTTCATGAGTCAAGTAAAAGACACGATACCCAATTTTTCGCCTATCAAGAAATCTGAGCGTGCGTGGTACGAATGGTATCCGCATAAAGGCAATGAAGATGTAGGTTCCGTGAAATTTGTATCGAGTGAGAACGATGGTTAGATACCCGATCTACATACCGTCAAAAGGCAGATGGGCTAATTGCAAAACTGCAGATTTCCTACTGGAGGAAAATATACCATTCTATATCGTCGTAGAATCACAGGAAAAAGATTCCTATATTGAGAAATACGGCAAGGATAAAATTCTAGTCTTACCGTTTCAAGATGTCAGTAGCCCAAGCCCGATAAGGACATGGATAAAGCAACATTCGACGCAAGCAGGAGATAAGCGTCATTGGCAGATAGATGACAATATACGGAAAATCTACAAGTTCGACAAAGGCAAAGCAAATCCAGTAGACGCCCTCACAGCATTATCTGAATCTGAAAATTTTGTAGACCAATATCGCAACATTGCTATAGCAGGACTGAAGAGTAAGGCTTACGGTTTCAATATCACTGCACCGTACAAAATAAACCAACAGGTTTATTGTTGCGTGCTTGTTCAAAACGACACTGATCTTTTCTGGAGGACAAAGACACCGTGTGAAGATACTGATTATAGTTTGCAAGTTCTGGCGAGCGGTTTATGCACTTTGCTGATTCAGGTTTACCAGATAGATAAAATAAGAACAGGAGCCATGAAAGGTGGAAACTCAACTCATTATGCTAACGATGGCAGAGTACAGAGAGTTCGGGAACTTCAAAGGTTGTGGGGCGATAACATTGTGAAACTAACCAGACGATATGGTAGACCTCAGCAGAATTTGAGCCACGTTTGGGCAAAATATAAGACACCATTGGAGCCAGTATGAATAATATCTATCCTATCTACATACCGACAAAAGGTCGCTCTGACAAAAGCCTTACCGCCAAATGCCTTATACAAGATAAAGTGTCATTTTATTTAGTGGTAGAACCGCAAGAATACGACGCGTACGCCGCACACTTTGGAAACGAACCACTTGCGACCATTCTAACCCTTCCCTTTTCCAACTTAGGGAAGGGTTCTATTCCTGCTAGGAACTGGATAAAACAACACTCCACTGAAAACGGTGACAAGCGACACTGGCAACTTGATGACAACTTGACTAGGTTTTATAGGGTTTATAAAGGAAAACGGATCCCTTGCGAGGCAGGGATAGGTTTGCGTGTCACAGAAGATTTCGTTGATCGTTACACAAACGTAGCGATATCAGGACTGAATTATGATTTCTTCGGATTGAATGTAACTAAGCCCTACATACTCAATGCTCACGTTTATTCCTGCACGTTAGTTCTGAATGAAATAACTAACGAATGGAGGGGAAGATACAATGAAGATACTGATATGTGCTTACAAGTCCTAGCTGATGGGTGGTGTACAGTCCAGATGAATGCTTTCCTTGTCCACAAAATGAGAACGATGACTATGAAAGGTGGAAATTCAGACGAACTGTACAAAGACGACGGTCGTTTGAAAATGGCTAGGAGCCTCGAACGTCAGTGGAAAGGCGTTGTGAAAACAGGGCGCAGATTCCAAAGACCTCAGCACGTTGTTCATAAGGGATGGAGGAATTTCGATACGCCATTGATACGCAGAACAGATATAGATTTTGATAAATTAGAAAATAGCTACGACATAAACTTGAAGCAAGTCGCAAGTACAATAAAAAGCAAAACTTTGCAGGAGTGGGTAAACAATGACAACGTCAAATAACGTACCCCTTTTGATGGCTAGCGATTACTGGGCTGATACTGTTGAAGGGTGGAAACCGCTCCCTCATCAGGTTCCTCCTGATGGGGTTTGGGATGTATGGCTGTTGCTTGGAGGTCGTGGGTCTGGCAAAACTATGGCAGGTACGCATTACGTGCTTGAGCATTTGAGAAAATACGGTAAACATGCAAGGGTCGGCATCGGCGCACCGACGATTGCAGACGCTAGAGAGGTTTGCGCCGAGGGAGTTACTGGTTTGATAAACCTAGCTCCTACTGAGTTCAAATATAACAGATCAATCGGCGAAGCTCGACATATGAATGGCGGCTATGTGAAGTTCCAAGGATCAGAAGAACCTGCCCGATGGAACGGTCCTCAATGGTCGTTACTTTGGGCAGACGAATTAGCACTTTGGAATGAAGCGTCTTGGCATCAGGCACAGTTTGGATTGCGTTTAGGAGATCATCCGAAAGCCATCGTAACAACGACTCCAAAAAACAGACAATTCGTGCGTGATTTATCTAACCTAGATAGTACAGCAACGGTAAAAGCAACAACTTACGACAACGTGAACCTATCGGAAACTGTTCAGGAGAGATTGCGACAGCAATACGGTGGAACCAGAATCGGTAGACAGGAACTCATGGCTGAGTGGCTCGACGATATTCCGGGTGCTTTGTGGAACTGGGCTATGATTCATACTGTACAGCATAAAGACATACCTGATCTGCACAGAATAGTCGTTGCAATAGACCCTGCCGTAACGAGCGGCGAAGATTCTGACGAGACAGGTATCATTGTTGTAGGAAGGGCAGACGAGAATACTTTTTACGTTTTAGCAGATTACAGTGGAAGGTATTCTCCAGACGAATGGGCGTCAAAAGCTGTCAACGCTTTTGAGTCACATTCGGCAGATAGGATCATCGGAGAATCGAACAACGGCGGCGAGATGATAGAACACACATTACGCACCGTAGACACATCAGTTCCGTATACCTCCGTACACGCTAGCCGTGGTAAAAGAATGAGGGCAGAACCAATTGCGGCTTTATATGAACAGGGGAAAGTTTTTCACGCACCAAACTTAGCTACACTTGAAGAACAGATGGTGACATGGAGTCCAGATTCAGTTTCAAGCCCAGACAGATTGGATGCTTTAGTCTGGGCGTTGACAGATTTATCTCAAAAAGGTAGACCGAATATAAGGTGGCTGATAGCATGAGCATATTACCGAAACTACGATGGAGAACTACTAGGGAATTGAAAGCTAATATATTCCCGACTATTATAGAGGCTGTCGGGTTCGGAATGGTAATAGGTGGAGTTTGGTTTTTGAATGAAATAATAGCTGTTATTATAACAGGGATCCTGCTCGTCGTAATTGCTCAGGTGATTTCATCAGGAAGGAATAGCCAGTGACCATATTAGAAACTGCATACAGGAATTTTCTACAGGCAACATTCCCAACAGAGAAAGCAAACACTGAACGACCGCCACAATCATTAGCATCAGGTACGACACTGACAGGGATCGGTGGAGGCATTGGTACTCCTAACCAATTAGCCCAGATGCAGTCAATGGTCAATACTTCATGGCTATTCTCAGTCGTAGACAGAATAGCCTCGTCAGCCGCCGCAGTACCGTGGGGATTGTTTCAAAGTTTACCAAATGGAGAAGCCAGAAAAGTAACTAAGCATCCTGTGCTTGATCTTTGGGAATCAGTAAATCCTTTTTATACCAGACACGAATTTATAGAAACTTCTTTACAGCACTTTGAACTTACTGGCGAAATATGGTGGCTGATCGTACGCAATAAGAGCGGCAAGCCTGTCGAATTATGGAATATACGTCCTGACCGTATAAGACCAGTTCCTCATACGTCTGAGTTCGTAGCAGGGTATATCTACACGATTGGTCAGACTCAAATTCCACTAGAGCGGAAAGATGTCATCTTCATTCGACGACCTAGCCCAATTGATCCGTACAGGGGAATCGGCACTGTTCAGTCAATGATGGTAGACATCGGCGCAGAACAGATGGCGGCTCAATGGACAAGAAACTTTTTCTCAAACGGAGCGATGCCCGGCGGCATACTCCAGTTCGACGAAGGTATGAGCGACCAAGATTTCGAACGACTCGTTACACGGTGGAGCCAACAGCACCAAGGTGTAGCTAATGCTCACCGTGTTGCTGTTCTGGAAAGGGGAAAATGGGTCGACAGGAAATTCACGCAACGTGAGATGCAGATGAACGACATGCGGAGAATAAACCGAGACATTATTTTCGGAGCTTTCGGAATACCGTCAAGCGTTATGGGGGTTACTGAGAGCGTAAATCGAGCAAATGCTGAGGCAGGCGATGTGTTGTTTGGAAGATGGATCCTCCGACCTAGGCTTGAGAGAATCAAGCAAGCAATGAATGAGCGGCTCGTTCGGCTGATTGATAAAAGTCTCTTTCTGGATTATACCGACCCTGCTCCAGAAAATAGAGAACTTCATCTGAATATAGCAGAAAAGGGTTATGCAGGAGGATTATTGACTCGCAACGAATCCAGAGCTTTACTTGGATACGGTGAAGCCGCTGAAGGCGGCGATGAATATTCATCTGCACCTAGCACAGATGGCGCAGGGCTTATAGGTTTGGGATATCAGCAACTTGTAGAAAAAGCGGCGAGCGATATACGAGATCAAGAAATCAATGATGAAGAAGATCAAATGGAGACGAAATGGGAAATTCGCTTGAGGAATGAGCGAAACAATTTGATCCAATATCTTGAGGAGGTTAGCTGATGGTAAGAACAAAGCTAGAAGCCGCAGATATTGACGGTTATGAGTGGAACTGGATAGCCAAATATGAAGATGAGATTGTTGAAGAACTGATAGAAGCATATTCTGCGGCTTTCAGTTCTGAACTTCCTGCAATGCCGCAAGCAACAGTTCAAAGAATAGCATCAGAATGGGCTAAGGAAAAATCCGCAACATTGATAGTCAACGTTGAAAATGTCACGAGAGAACGAGTCCGAGACATAGTGTCAAGGGGAGTTTCGGCAGGAGATTCGATCCAATCCCTAACGAGAGAAATCCGAGATGATTTTATCTTCAGCCCGAAACGAGCGAGGTTAGTTGCAAGAACTGAAACAGCTTTCGCTTTAGGGCAGGGTCAAAAAGGTGCGGCGGTGGCTGATGGGAGAGACGAGAAACGATGGACGACTTCTGGGGGCGTAGACGATGTCTGCATGGAAAATGAAGAAATCGGATGGATCGCTATTTCTGATCCCTTCCCATCAGGAGACGATACGGTTCCTGCACATCCGAATTGCAGATGTGTTGTCCGATACAGGACGAAAGCCGTGAGCGAAGATGAAGCGACTACCATAAGTCCGTTATCTTCAGAACTTATTCAGCAGTCATTCGCCAGAATAGAATTGTTCCGATGTATTGGATGCAATAAACTTCTAGGGAAGAATGTAGTAACTGGAACTCAGATACTTTGCAGGCGTTGCAAAACTGAACGCATAGCATAATTCTGTTGTGTTGTATTGTGGGCTATATAAATAGCCCACAACAACACAAACACAACAACGTTTTTCAGCAATTTTCATAAAACGGTAGATTGCTGTGCTATTGGGGTTTACAAATGATTTACAAACACATATTATAGAACTATCAAATTATAAGGAGGATACATTATGAAAGCATTTATAGAAAAAGGAATTGATGAAAGTAAGATTGAACTAGGAACTGTCCTAGAATGGGGATCACCGAAATGGGGAATGTATTCAGACATTGTTAGCTACATTGAAAGAGACGAGAACGGTGCGATCACTGCTATCGCATTTGCTTCATATCTAAAAATCTTCACCAATCGACACAAGTTCTGGGTATTTGAAACCGACGCCAAGACCACTTACAACAGCACTTTAGGAGCAGTTCAGAACTGGATATTTGGCATGATCCGAAGCGGCAAAATGACTCTTGCCGTAGATAACAAAGCAGTTACAGTTTACAGCTTCAATGAATCCGCCCCTGTTGCAAGGTAGTCAAATCAAATTTACTGGGGAGGGTGAAATTCCCTCCCAGAGAGGATATCGAAAATGATAAAGCAGAACTCAAAAGGGGACACAATCCTAATCATCACAGGACGCCACGAGAAGGTAGTCATAGACCAAGGGGACGGTACTGAGCGAACGGTACTGCTGAGAGATGTTGAAGTTGGGGAACAAAGATTCCTATCAGGGCAAGCGGTTACATTCCTTAGCGGCAAGGTAGTCAATCGGGATGGCACACTCAAAGAGTTCGGCCCAGATCATGCTAGCAGATACGAACTCATTCAGACCACGATAATCAAGTCCAGAACCCCGATGACCCTAACAACTAACTTACACTACGGCGATGCCAAGCTAACGGTAACGAAGTAAAAGGAGGACGAATGGACTGCCCAGAATGTGAGGGTAGCAATCTCAACGAGGATCAGACCAGATGTTGGGATTGCGATCCTGAAACAGAGTAACCTTGAAGGAGGTAGAAATACCTCCTTCAGTAGTTTTCCAGATTGCTGACTAAATGGGTTTACAAACCGTTTACAATGACATATTATTAGACTATCAAATTTATATAAGGAGATTGAATTATGGCTAATGTGATAAAGGTAATTGATAGAATTGATGATAGGAGCGAATTTGAAAAACGAAGCGATCTGTTTCACCTGTACAACGAATTTCTGAAAGATGAACGTGATAACTGGGAGTGCAGTTTCTGCCAAGGTGCAATTCACAATACGAAACCTGCTTACATCGAAATCCGATGGGACGAAACTTGGAAGCTCTGGGGCGTTGTAGTAATTGACGATCATCCAGTTATTTCAGGTCCACTTCACGACAGCGCGGAAGTTCCATACTTCCCGACCCGAGATGAAGCACTGAGAAGCATCAACCGAGAGATGATAAATGCCAAGTACGAGGGGCGTCCATATGAACAACTGAACCGATCAGTCAAGGTTTATGTCCATAGCAAAAACGGCTCCCATATCACTAAGAAATATCTCTTCAACGCATTTGAAAGCTCCATTGCTTCCAAGGACGTTCTAATACCATTCAAAGGACAAAGTGGAAAAAGAATATGGCTACACTCCAAAACCAAGTTCCCTAAAGCATAATCGCCCTGATGATGGGGAGGGTGGCTCCCTCCCCGAAACTCTGAAGAGTCGGCGAAAGCCAAAATACAAACTTAGGAGGATACCCATGAAGGAATGGAACGAAACACAAAAAGCAGAAAGGGAATACCTTATCAGGGAAAGTATCAAGCAAATAGCTAAGGAGGTGAAAGCACTTTATATATCGGAATTGCAGGAAGAGCGTGCAGGCGGTATCAAACCGAATGTGCTGACTGTTATGAATGGATCGAGACGAAGAAAAGCTCAAGCACTTGAGGCTCATTTCACTAACGTCACTAAAACGAAAGAGCAAATGCAACAAAAAATACAGAAGGGAGAATGGGAATCGCTCGGTATCAATGCTTCAATATTTGTTAGCAGACAACCGAGCACAGGGCATGAATTGCGTAGATTTGAAAGTTTTCTGTTTATTGGTTACCACGCATACGATGCCACGCAGGACGACCCTTCATTCATGAGGGGCATAGGTTTCCACTCAGAAGAATTATCTGAAAGACTAGGTAATATGTTACTGGCATCTTGCCAAGCAAAAGGACACCTTGCATTTCTGAATACTGAACGTCAATACGTGGTAATCGAGAAACCGTGGGCTAATGATTATGATTTACGCATCCAGAGACAATCGTGGAGGGGCGTAGAACTTGATACTTATAACAGTTTGATGAATCACTCATTCGACCCAAATGAAACCGTTACCGACCGTATTAGACGAAATGCCACTTCTGAGGAAAAGCATAGGATCCGCAACGGTCTCAATAGATGGTATCAGCAAAACCTACTAGCTCAAAACGGCATACGTCACCTCTGGGATGCTCAATACGCCATCGAAAAATACATGGAAGATACTGAGAATCACTCAGAGAATCATGCAGGATACGCACTCGACAGATTCGACTTAAGAGATCAGGTTGTTGAGTTCGTCACTATCAACGGTGAGTTCGGTACTAAATTCTACCGCACTGCACAGATTGAACTTGTAGAAACAACTGCATCCGTATACGGCAAAAACCTAACGAACGAACAACTTGCTGAACTAAGTATCTACGATGCTGAATACCTAAATGCTCCCTATAGTCTTGCACAAATGGTCGAGGTTCCTGCTTATAAGCTGATGTACTTTATCATCAACATGAGCGAATCAGGAGATGTATATCTCACAGGGGATCATGAAATCTGCACTATCGTCGATAAGGGAAATGCTGAAAGAGTTGCACGAGCAATGCTACCTAGCAGGGAAGGAGGAATCGTCATAGCCAATTACGTCAATTCTTAGCTCAAACAAATGAGGGGCGGTATGACCGCCCCTCTGCCACCAAGAAAGGAGCAAACATTATGCGAGCTAATTATGAAACATACAGGAAATATTTTCAAGTAGGTATGGAACGATATTTACGGAATCAGGGCACGCATACGCTTGATACGATGAAAGACCTCTATGAATCGGCTACTAAACAGTTGTCAAGCGTAGAAATGGAACATATTGATCTATTACTAAAACCAATAGAAAACGATATGTGCGTGCGTTAGGAGGCAAGCATTATGACAACCGAGGAACAATTTGAGGATCGTATAGATTTCTCAATACTTAGACCACAAAGTTACTTATACCCTTTCACGATGGAAGATTTACCAGAGGAGGAAAACGATGGGCGAAAAGATGATAATCCAAACTGTTCAGAATAGCGATTGGTACATAGGTCAGCTTCAATATATAAAAGAGACTCTTGAAAAATTTGAGCATGGACAATTTCCTAGTGCTGTCGGAATAGCGAAAAGCCTAATTTATATCGAACAGATGACACAAGCGTTCTTGATTCTGGAACACCACGAAAACCCGTTGAATGAGGACGACTAATTGTTTGATACATGGAGCATCTTGAACGTGCAGAAAACGTGCTGTACTTTTGTGTCAGGCATATAACTTGACAATATTCAGGATTGCATGATAAATTTCTGGAAACCTGAATAGCCTAGAGGCTCTCGAAAGCCCGATTGAGCGGTAAAACTGCCACAGTTTATCGACTTGATCGGGCTTTCTTTTTTTGGAGTGAAAATGCCATTTTCAGGAGAACACAGTTGTCGCCTAGTCGCCCCTTCAGAATTTGAAGATTTCAGGCGTCAGAACAACTGGAAAAGCGTCAACGGTAAACGTGTCGATGCTATATTCGGCGTCAACAGTAACGGAACAACACTCCAAGCTATGAGATATCCAAAGGGAGAATGGACAAGTGCAGATGCTCGTGAGCATTGTTCTGCACAAAACGGAATCTTATTTGAGCCTGCATCAGCACCGCAGATCAGAGAGGGAGGCAACATGGCGCACAGAACTAAATTCGTAAGACCAACTGATTCTGAGATGAAAATCCTCGACAAAGCGGCAGGAAGAATTTCTGCTGTAGTTTCCACTGAATCAGTGGATCGTGACGGCGACATAATACGGCAAGCCCACTGGGATTTAGATCACTTCAAAGCTCATCCGATACTACTCTCATCGCACAACTATCGTGGATTACAAAACCAGATCGGCGAATGGACTGATATGCGTATCGAGGGAAAACAGTTAGTCGGAGATGCTCAGTATTATCTCAAAAAAGGTAACCCAGAAGCTGATTGGGGTTTCGTTTTAGCAAGTAAAGGCAGAGCGGCTTTTTCTGTTGGATTCGTTCCAGATATGAGTTCTGCCAAGCAAATAGAATCAGCAGGGAATTTGGCTTATGAGTTTCAAGGGCAGGAACTTTTAGAAGTATCTCAAGTAACTGTACCTAGTAATGCAGACGCCCTCCAATCACTGAAGGGAGTTGGACTCCACCCAGAAATGGATAGTCTGGTGACTGAAGTTTTAGGAGATTTCGATAGTGATATCAAATCAGTAGCTGAGGAAGTGATAGAAGAAACTGACGAAGTTACTGAGAGGGTATGGGGAACTGACGAAGATAGGGCAGAATTGGCTAGACAGATAGCAGATATGGTGCGTGACGATGTGACAGCTACGATCCACAGGTTCATGCACAGCCACCCAAAGGAACCTACAAAGTCAGTCGACGATATAGTCAGGGAAGCAATCCAATCAAGATTCGGAGGTAAGTAGTAATGTCAGACCAGATCAAAACTCAAGCCCAATTGGAAGAAATGCTCAACGAGGGAAGCCTCAATGAGTACATTCAGCAACAAGTGGCTGAACAGGTAGGAACGAGCGTCAAGGATCAGATGGACGAGGCGTTCAATAGTGGTGCGATTTCTCGCCCACCGATGGCAGAAGAAGTAGCACTGCAATCGAAAGCATTTTCATCAAGTGAAAATGTGGATCCCGAAACTTCTCTGAAAAGAGAAGCAGTCGCAATGGACGGACAGTTCAAGAGTTTCGGTGAATTTCTCAGTTCAATGGCTCCTTCTACTATCAGTTCTCGTGGCGTAGATGCTCGACTAAAAGTGCTTGGTGAAGGTCAGGGCGATCAGGGAGGATTTCTTGTTCCTGACGCTTTCACAACGCAACTTCTTTCCCTTGCACTAGAAGATGCAGTTGTACGACCGAGGGCTTTCAGGATGCCAATGAGCAGTCTAAACTTGAGCATGCCAAGCATAGTAGATACAACTCACGCAACAAATGTTTTCGGTGGTGTGCAGGCATACTGGACTCCAGAGTCTGGTTCTTACACTTCCAGTGAGCCATCATTCGGGCGTGTGACACTAACAGCTAAAAAGCTGACCGCTTACACTTCAGCGGCGAACGAATTGTTAGCAGATTCAGCAATTAGCCTAGAGGCATTGCTGATGCGAATCTTTCCTCAAGCCCTCGCTTACTTCGAAGATGATTCTTTCATAAACGGAGTCGGTGGAGGTCAGCCAGTGGGGATACTGAACGCAGATGCTCTCGTTACTGTAGCGAAAGAAACTGGACAAGCGGCGACTACGATTGTTGCTGAAAACGTCGACAAAATGTACAGCCGTATGCTCCCAAGCTCCCGAAGTCGGGCAGTATGGGTAGCGCATCCAGATACACTTCCTCAGCTTGTAGCTCTAAGCCGATCAGTAGGAACTGGTGGAAGTGCCGCAATGATGAGCAACATGGCAGGTGCGGCTCCGATGAGTCTATACGGTCGACCTGTTGTTATGAGCGAGAAGTGCCAGACACTCGGAACGGCAGGAGATTTGTTCTTTGTTGACTTCGGATACTACATCGTGGCAGACCGCCAGAGCTTGAGTATGGCATCTTCACCTCATGTACGTTTCCAGAACGACGAAACCGTATGGCGTTTCACTTCACGACTTGACGGACGACCTTGGTTAGAGAGTGCCTTGACGCCTAGAAATGGTTCAAACACACTCAGCCCATTCGTCAACCTAGCTACACGATCATAATTTTTTAGGATAAGGAGACGAAAATGGCATTACAACAAACGGAGGCTCCGGGCGGTGCAGGATTACAGGTTCTATGTCCGAATTGTTCTAGGATGCACGATGCTGAGGAATACGCTCCGACATGCAAGCGATGCGGAACAGAAATGAAAGACCAACAAGCAAAGGAACCCGTAAAACTTGATCCGTCCAAACTGCCTGAATAACCTAGTGGTGCGGTCAAAGACCGACACGAGCAATAGGAGGGAATATGTCTCAGAGACTTAGTGAACACGCAACTTTCGATCTGTTGGAAACTTCAGATATCGGTGGCACGAACGCACAAAACAGTGGTGGTTACTTGAGCATGAAGAACTACAGCCGTGTTATGGCATACGTAGAGCTTGGAACTTGGAACTCATCTGACGACCTAGACGAGTGCCGACTACAACAGGCAACTGATTCTTCAGGAACCTCAGTAAAGGACTTTACGACTGATGCTAGCGGAGGAGATTACGATACAGATAATCCTATAGACGCAGATGGAGATTTCGTAATTATTGAAGCTAGGGCTGAGGATCTCGATGTAGATAATGGCTTTGACCATATCAGACTTTACGTCGCTGAGGGAGGGAACTCTGGTACGGATAACGTGACAGGCGTCGTGATTCGATACGGATATGCCTACCCTAAGAAAGAATTGCAAGGAGCCGCTTCTACAGGCTCAAAAGTCTATGTGAAGCCGTCATAATGGGGAGGGCTATCACTGGAAATAAGCGTCTAATACCAGACGGCATGAGTCCGATAGAATGGGCGAATGCGGTCTGGGAGGCGATGGATGACTTTGGAATCAGTCAAGACGAGGCGAAGAAGTATGTTCAAAGCGTTTGGAGTACGGTTAGATCAGAATCAGACCCTCCGAAAGATAAAATGGTAAGGACATCCATAGACAAAAGAATAGGGTAGTTATAGGGCGTCTCAAGACGCCCTAGACCCATACAGCAACAAGGGTCGCAACCCCGAAAAGCTAGGAGGTAGCTATGGCAAAGACAGAACTATTTGTACGAAAGCAATCTGGTGGTATCTATACCGTCGTAAATGAATCCCTTACTACAGGTAACATCTACTTTGTAGATTCAGGTTCTTCAACTGGTGGAACGAGTGCAGGGTACGGACACAGCCCAGACGCACCTTTCACTACTATCGATTCAGCAATCAACCAATGCACTGCTAATCAGGGCGATGTGATCTACGTAATGACAGGACATAGCGAAACACTCACTGGAGCGTCTGCTATTACCTGTGACGTTGCAGGGGTCAGTATCATCGGGTTAGGTAAAGGTACAGACCGACCAACTCTACTCCTCGATGCAGGAGCATCCGTCAGCATCGTTGTTTCAGCCGCTAATGTACATTTCGAGAATATCGTATTTAGCGCAGGTCATGCAGACATCACAGCAGGTATAGAGGTATCGTCTACCAATGCATCGTTCGATAAATGCGAGTGGAAGCAGAATACGACTAACGAAAACTTTTTGAGTTGCATCAGGACGTCCGCTTCGGCTAATGCCTGCGATGGTTTATCTGTTACCAATAGCGTCGTGACAGACGTTGATACGTCCTGCGTCAACTTTATTACTATAAGGGAAGATACAGATCTTCTGGTCATGAACGATAACTTTATCGAGTTGGGCGTCAACAACAGCAACGCCATCATCGGAGTTGCGAGCGGTAAAGACGTCACAAGTTGTCAGATTCTCAGGAATTACATCTACCGATTGAATACGGCAGGTGACCTCTTGATTGATAGCGATACAAGTGATAACAGCGGCATCATAGCCCACAACAGAATCGGTCATGCTGACACGGCAAGCGAAGTGTTGATAGACGCCGACGGTGTTCGCCAGTTCGATAATCTGGGAACAGCAACGAACACTGCTTCAGGCTACATCTTGCCTGCAATTGACAGTTAGGGGTGATGTATGGCAGGAAGTGTAACGATTAGCTATAACGACCATTCTACAGTCAAGTACGTCCAATGGGATTGGACGAGCGACGGGTCTGGAGATATGTCTGGTACAGATACAAAGGTTATTTCTGGGGTTCCGTTGCGTTTCGTAACGAACCCTAGTAGCACCGCCCCAAGCGCAAATTATGACGTCGTTATCAACGATGCTGATGGGCTAGATATAGCGGCAGGAGGTTTGGCTAACAGGCATACGTCTAATTCAGAACATGTTATTCCGGGAGGTGATGCTGACCCGGGAGCCGCATTCAGTGGTGCTTTATCTCTCGTGGTAAGCAATGCAGGGGATAGCAAAATAGGCAAGCTCGTAATGTACTACCGCTAGGAGTTTTGTATGGCAGACGATACACGAACAGAAGGATTGCGTGGCATGGGTGCGGATGGCTTCATCCGCACCGTGTCTAATTTGACAGTTACGGGAGATTTAGTTGTCCACGGCGAGACTAGAAGCACTATCGGCACGGGTTCTGCATTTTGGGAAACTGCTGATGCGAACGCTAATTATTGGGCTTATGAATTACCGAGTGGCGGTTCGGTCAACGTGCCTGTACTTGGGATTGGTATCGGGCTTGATGGTGTCGACCTTGGTTTATTTGATGGAATTACTGAGACTACCTTGGCAGTTCTTGACGCCGACAGGGATAGCTATATCGCTCTGGATTTTAGTGCTGACGATTCACCTCGCATACGATCTAATCAGGATATAACTGTTTCGGGTAATGTTACCTTTTCAGACAACATTACAGTCCAAGGAACCACGACGACGATAAACTCCTCTACCACGGTTATACAGGATCCTCTCTTTCATCTAGGGAATGATAACTCTGCTGATAGTGTTGATCTAGGTATATTCGCAGAATACACGGATAGCGGAAAGAAATTCAGTGGTTTGTTTAGGGATGCAAGCGATTCCGATAAGTGGAAGTTGTTTGCGACTACAGGTAACAGCCACGAGGAACCGACAACAACAGTCAACACTACTTCGGGTTTTACTCTGGCAACTTTAGTCGTCAATGAGCTTGAGGGAACTCTGACAACAGCCGCACAGACGAATATAACGTCTGTGGGAGCCTTGGATGGTGGTTCTATCACCAGTAATTTCGGGGCGATAGATAATGGTTCTAGTGCGATCACAACTACTGGACTAATATCTGGAGGATCCCTTGATATCGACAACGTTCTTATCAATGGCACGACCATCGGACATACAGACGACACAGACCTGATAACGGTCGCAGATGGATCAGCCACTCTCGCAGGAATACTTATTATAGATGGAAACAGAAGCGTCACTCCTAGTGACGGTGCGGCTATTCATGTTGACACGCATACGGTTACGGACAGCAACACTTCAGGCAGTGGAACAGCCGCAAAATTTACTCAGATAAATTTCGAAGCTCCTACTTTGGCGGCGACTAATAGCTCGGTCACTACATCAGATGCGGCTACATTATATATATCTGGTGCGCCATCAGCAGGAACTAATCAGACAATAACTAGAGGATGGGCGGTATGGATTGATGCAGGAAACCTTCGCTATGACGGCTCGGTTTATGCAGGAACCACTGAAGCCCTAAATTCTAGTGGTCTGGTGACAGTTGCTAATCAGTCAAACATTACTGGAGTCGGAACTATCACGAGTGGAACTTGGGAAGGTACGACTCTTGCGGTAGATCAAGGTGGTACGGGGGCGACTTCGCTCAATAACTTGATAACGCTGACAACGCATACGACAGGAAGCTACGTCGCCACAATCACGGGCGGTACGGGTATAGATTCTGATGCGGCTACCAGTGGCGAAGGAACAACGCACACGCTTTCAATTGACCTAGCGGAAGTCGGGGAGGTTGCAATCGCTGACGGGGATTATATAGCTTTCATGGATGCAACCGATAGCAACGCTACCAAGAAAGAAGCCCTTGCGGACGTTGCGACTCTTTTTGCAGGGACAGGGCTAACAGCCGCTTCTAGTGTTATAAATGTAGATGCGGCACAGTCAGGGATTACGTCTCTTGGAACGCTGACAGGGCTGACTCTGGACGGAGATAAAAGCGTTACTCCAAGTGATGGTGCGATGATCCATCTGGATACCTCGACCATCACGGATAGCAATACGAGCGGTTCGGGTACGGCGGCACTCTACACGCACGTTCGTTTTGAGGCTCCGACCCTAGCGGCAACCAATTCTAGTGTAACTACCACGGATGCCGCCACGCTATACATCAGTGGCGCACCGACAGCAGGAACTAACCAGACCCTGACTAATGCTTATAGTCTGATTATTGATTCAGGGAATAGTAGATTTGATGGCGAGATAACGGTAGGGGTCGATGGCACTGGTCACGATGTAAAACTTTTTGGAGATACCAGTGGGGCGTACATGCTATGGGATCAATCGACTGACGATTTAGTCCTAGCAGGGGCGGCTCAACTGGGAATCAACGAAGCGGCTCCGCTTGGGCGATTGCATATCACTGACGCATCAGCAATCCCTTATCTGATTCTTGAAGGTGCGAACAACTCAGACAGTGTATACGGCGATATTTATCTATCAGAAAATCTGGATAACGGCATCTCTAACAGTTACGGCTTCCACACGAGATATCTTGGGAGTTCTAATACCTTCCAAGTCGCAAGCCATGTCGTGAATACCATAACTCCGCATCTTCAGATAGCTCGTGGCACTGGGGCGACCCTTATAAATGACACGGCGAACGGCGATAACACGTACGGGCTTACCATCAATCAGGGAGCCGCAGATGACGACATCTTGAGCCTCAAATCCTCGGATGTAGGACAGCCCATGACAGCAATAGTCGAGGCTGATACTTATGGTACGCTTAGGAAAACCATCGGAGCATCTGGTGGTCTGAAAATGTCAGGGTTCACAGAATTAGGTTATTTCGGAATCAACTTACGAGGCTATGCAGGAGCCGCACCGAATGAAGTTCATACTGCGTCAGGTCTTGCAATTGTTTCGATTGATACGTTTATGACTGATGGGTCTACTAGCACAAGCGCACCATCAGGAGACGATAATTTATTTGCGGTTACAACTACAGGTGCGGCGGCGAAGTTTATTGTAGACGCAACTGGCGACATTTGGTACGACGGAGCCTCAACCGCTTATGACAACGAGGATGATATCGGATTACTACGAGCGATCCAGAAAGCTGTAGCACCAGATCAAGTGATTGCTCAGGAATGGGATTCATTCCTAACATCAAATGAAGATGATCTCGTGAAACTGGGAATCCTTGGGGGTAGAAGACAGGGAGTCCCTGATGAGGATCGTGGTCTGGTATGTCTGACGAAACTAAGCCAACTCCTCACAGGAGGGGTAATGCAACTATACGGTCAAGTCATGGAACGAGATAAGAGAATCGAAGCATTAGAGAATCGAATGCTAGCGTTGGGAGGCTGAAATGGCAGACAAGATATTATCTATAACGGACGGTACGATAACCAAACGAGTGACTCTGGACGATGATGCGTGGGCTGATATGTGCAGACTGTACGCACGATGGGGAAACGCACTTGCTGATACCGAAGCTGAATTGACTTTCACAGTGGAGAAACTCAATCGAGAAATTATTACTTTTGCTAACAAATACAAAGAAATTACTGGTGGAACTGGGGCAACGAAATATACAGCAGGGAGCGTTAGTTAGATGGACGAAATAAAAGTACCTGAAAGAGCAATTGAAACTGTAAGAAAAATGTTTATAGAACGCCAGAATATTGAAGCTAAGATTGGCAACTATCTACAAGGTTTGATAGACAGTTTAGGTCTTGAAGGAGACAACTGGAGTCTCGATACGACTGCAATGGTTTTTAGACAGTTGCAGGATGAATCACCGAATGGAGTTGTAAAAGATGCCGTGGGAACAATTACAGGCGATTCTGAAAACAAATCGTACGGATAGATCAATTGAAAATAGGGAGCCACCTGTGGCTTGTCCTGTTGATGGAGCTATTCTGGATATCCATCCGAGAGGTCACAGGAACTGTCCGATGGGAAATTACACATGGACAGGCGGTCGTCGTAACTGAATACAGCCTGATCCATAGAAAGCAATGGAACGATGGCGAATTTTTATATAAGCAGAGAAAGATTCAAATCTGCCGCTAGTATTTCTGGTGGTCAGTTTGACGATGCTGTCGATCGAGTGATAGAAGCATCAAGCCGTGATGTGGACAGATGGACTCGGCGACACTTTATTCCTAAAACTCAGACGAGGGTTTATCGTTATCCTCAAGAAAGACCGGGTTTATCTACTGTCATTTGGCTTGACCAAGATTTGCTGTCTGTCACTACACTCCAGACCAAAGCTCAAAACACTTCACCGACGACTATATCTTCTTCGGATTTTTTCCTAGAGCCTGCCAATCCAGAGCCAGATGGTAACTCCCGATATAATCGAATCGAGATTGACGAGAGTTCGACTGCCGCTTTTGAGGCAGGAGATACTCCACAGCGAAGCATTTCTGTAGCAGGGTCGTGGGGATGGAGCAACAGCACCAAAACTTCAGGGTCTGTAGACGACAGTGGGGGTATTTCATCATCCGACACTACACTGGTCGTTTCTGATGCGTCTCTGATTGACGTAGGCGATA